AATCAGGAAACAACTAACGAAGATTTAGGACAAATGGCACACAAAGTAGAACAGGATCACGAAGTGCAGATGGCAAGATCAGATTTATACAAAGCGGCAAAATATTCAATTAAACTGCATGAAAGATTAAAAAATATTTCCGAAGAGGAAGGTTTAGAAGGTTGGGTAGCGGCTAAGATTACAAAAGCAAGTGATTATCTGAGTTCAGTATTCCATTACATGGATTACGAGATGATGTCTAGCGAAGAGATGACAGAGTCAAGAACTAAAATTGTTCAGGCGATTAAAGCAAAATCAGAACAGTCTGAACCAACATATAAAGAAACTATCAGCAAAAAATTCCAAGCAAAACTGGACGAAGTCTCAAAAAAAAAGACTAAACCGGTCCTAGAAGATTTTGTTGGTAAACCTATTTCAGAAGAAGAGTTTGATAGATTAGCAGAAAAACAAGATGCCTGCTATCACAAAGTAAAAGCAAGATACAAAGTTTGGCCTTCGGCTTACGCCTCTGGTGCTCTAGTTCAGTGTCGTAAAAAAGGCGCGGCTAATTGGGGCAACAAGAGTAAGAAGAAGTAATGAAGGTAAACGAAATCATAGAAGGAACACGTTGTTGGAAGGGTTACGAAAAGAAGGGCATGAAGACCATGTTCGGAAAAAGAGTACCCAACTGCGTTAAAAGGGAACACGTAGACTTCTGTGTTAATTGCTACGATCTTATACTAGACGAATCCTTAGACGAAAATCTTAAGAAGTGGTTTAAAGACAAATGGGTACGCATGGGACCTGGTGGTAAAATCAGAGGCACGTGTGGTGGTAAGAAAAAGGGCGAAGGTAAACCTAAATGCTTACCTAGATCAAAAGCATATGCACTAGGCAAAAAAGGTAGAGCGAGTGCGGCACGTAGAAAAAGAAGAAAAGATCCAAATCCAAACAGAAGAGGAAAAGCAATTAACGTCGCTACTAAAAAGAAATAATGAAAATAGCAGAAGTAGTTTTAGAGAAGTGGTCTAAAAAATACAAGAAGTCAATTAACTGCAACAATCCAAAAGGTTTTTCACAAAAAGCACACTGCGCCGGCAGGAAAAAACGCAAGTCGAAATAACCCCATAAACACTACAAGATAAATTTTTTCCATAAATACACTATATTAACAAGGGGGAGGTTGTGTCTTGAATTTTGTTGCAAATATTCCATATACAAAGTGCTGGGTTCGTAAAGAATACTTACACGACCTTGAAAGAGGCCACGGCGAATTTGTAGAGGCAGTAATCATTGCTGTCAAGTCTGTGCAAGGCAGAGCATTAATGTTCGAAGCATATCTTCCAGAGTATGGTGCTTGTTTCGATAAATTTCCACTATCAGCATTTGTTTGGAAAACAGACATCAAAGAAGAAGAGCAATTACCTTTAGGCACATTGGAACTATGGGATAGTTTTAGTTCTAACATCCAAGTATGGACAAAATCTATGCTTAAAAACTGTGATGTAGAAATAATGCTAAAAGGTGGCGGCAGAATGAAAGGTGAATATCTATTCACAATAGATGCTTGTCATGGTGATCCAAACACAGTCAACACAGGCGTTTCAGAAGTGCCAAGCGAACATAAACAACACAATTTTGGTAGATTGATTAATGGTCAATATTTCGCACAACCAAATAATAGAATGCTTTGGTACGAGCAATCACTTACTCCTTCAGAATTAAAAAGACCAGACTTCCAAGTAAGCACACGTGAATTTTTCTGTGAAAACGAAAGTAGCCATACTTTTGGTGACAGTAACGATTACTTCTACGAAGAAAAAGACAGTCCACTCAAAGATTAATCATTGACTTTATCCTAAGAATTAAGTATAATCAGTTATATTAATTTTAAAAATAGGTTTAGTTTATATGATAGAAGGATTTAAAATTCCAAAAGTAACATTCAGAATAAGAACAGGTGATGAAGTTGAAACTGATGGCGGCTGTGCTATTGGTGGTGAATGGCATAATGCTACAACTGATTCATATTTTAAAGGTAAAAGAGTAGTAATTTTTAGTTTACCAGGAGCATTTACTCCTACGTGTTCAAGCCAACAACTTCCAGGTTTCGAAAAAGAATATGCCAATATTAAAGGCATGGGAATAGATGAAATCTATTGTGTGTCAGTAAATGATTCATTTGTGATGAACGCATGGGCAGATAGAATGCAGATTCAAAACGTAAAAATGATTCCAGATGGTTCTGGAAACTTTACAAGATTTATGGGTATGCTAATTGGAAAAAACCATTTAGGCTTCGGAAACAGAAGTTGGAGATACATGGCAGTGGTAAAAGACGGTGTGGTAGAAAAATGGTGGCAAGAGCCAGGCATAAACAATGAAGGCACTGACGATGACCCATATGTTGAGTCAACGCCTGAAAACATGGTAAAATATCTAAAAGGAGAATAATATGTCAGCAAGAACATACGGCCCTGAAGAACAAGCAAAACTAAAAAGAATCATCGATGAAGGTTCAAATGTTTTACAGGAAGTAGAAGACTTAAATGCAGGACTTAAAGACACTGTCAAAGCAGTGGCAGAAGAGTTAGAAGTCAAGCCTGCACTAATCAACAAGGCAATAAAAATTGCACACAAAGGTGAGTGGAGCAAATATTCTGAGGCTTTCGATAGTTTAGAAAATTTAATTATTGCAGTTGGCAAAGACAAGTAATGAAATATATTGTCGACATCGACAACACAATTTGTTATAACCAAAACAGCGATTACGAGCAAAGCAAACCAGATATGGATCGTATCGCTAAACTTAACAAATTGTTTGATGAAGGCAACGAGATACATTACTGGACAGCAAGAGGTGGTAATTCAGGTCTAGATTGGACTGAACTTACACACAAACAACTTTCTGAATGGGGGGTTAAATTTACTTCCATTCAGATGAAGAAGCCAGTGTATGATTACTGGGTAGATGATAGAGCAATAAACACGAAAGACTTTTTTAATGAGAATTGATTATAACATACATTTAGATTATTCAGACGTATTGTTACAACCTAAGAGATCAGCATTAAGTTCTAGGAGAGATGTTGATATATTAAGGAAGTACAAATTTAGAAACAGCGGAAAAGAATTGACTTATGTGCCGGTGATGGCATCAAACATGGATGGCGTAGGCACTTTTTCTATGGCAAGGGTGTTGCAAGAATTTAAAATGTTGACTGTGATTAGAAAGCATTACACAATAGACGATTGGAAAGAAGCGGCAGGCACAGGGATGAAATTCAAATACGTATCTGCCTGCGTAGGCACAGGTGCACTTTGGGACGAAAACGCACAAGACTATCAAACACTGAAAAAGGTTATGGAGGCATTTCCAGACATTCCAGTTATAACCATTGATGTTGCAAATGCGTATCATGAACAATTTGTTTCATTTGTACAGAGAATAAGAAATGAATATCCAGACAAAATTATAATTGCTGGTAATGTTGTAACACCAAACATGACAGAAGAATTAATACTAAACGGAGCCGACATAGTCAAAGTTGGTATAGGTCCAGGTAGTGTGTGTACTACACGAACACAGACTGGTGTTGGCGTTCCGCAATTTTCTGCAATAATTGAATGTGCCGATGCGGCTAATGGAGTGGACGGACACATCATTGCAGATGGAGGTTGTACACAACCAGGAGATATTTCAAAGGCATTAGGAGCAGGCGCACACTTTGTCATGCTAGGAGGTATGTTGGCAGGACACGATGAAGGCGAAACACAATTAAAAGATGGCAAAAGATATTTTTATGGAATGAGTTCACAATCAGCATTCGATACACATGGCGCAAGAAAAGATGGATACAGAGGCACAGAAGGCAAGACAGTTATACTAGACGACAAAGGCCCAGTCAAAGACACTGTTGAACAATTATTAGGTGGTATAAGAAGCACTTGCACTTATATAGGTGCTAGACGTGTTAAGGATATGCCTAAGTGTGCTCACTTCGTGTGTGTAAACAATGTAATAAACAGAGTGTTTGACAAATATGAAAAATGATCAAATTTTAAAATGGATTGCTACATTTACATTAATTGTAGGAACTTTCGTTAACGCAGGATTTCCACATCTCTATCCGATAGGTCCAATGCTTTTAGCATTAGGTGGAATAATTTGGTTAGTCGTTTCAGTGATTTGGAAAGAGCCGGCATTGATAACTACAAATGCAGTATTGACAATTACCGGAATAGGCGGTATAATGTTATATTATTTGCGTTAGGCCCAATCAGCCACAAGTGATTATTAGGTATGTGTCAGCCACAAATGACATTAGGAGAATAAATGAGTTATATAGATGGTTATTTTGACAGAGGTTCCGATCTCATAAGAATAGTTGAACGTCAAAATGGCGAAAGAGTTTTCAAAGAATATCCAATCAAATACACATTTTATTATGAAGACCCACGTGGAAAATATAAAAGCACGACAGGTAAATCCTTAAACAGAATTATTTCCAAGACCACAAAAGACTTCCATAAAGAACTTGCAATCAATAGGAACAAAAATTTATTTGAATCTGATATAAATCCAATATTCCAATGCTTGAGCGAAAACTATTTAAATCGCGATGCTCCAGAATTAAGAACTGCGTTCTTTGATATTGAGGCAGACTTCGATCCTGAGAAAGGTTTTAGTAATCCAAGTGATCCATTCATGCCGATAACGGCAATCACTGTTGCGTTACAATGGCTAGACAGCACAGTGACTTTCGCTATTCCACCCAAAACAATGAGTATAGATGAGGCAAAAGAAGTCACAAAAGGAATAGAAAATTTATATCTTTACAAAGATGAAGGAGAAATGCTGACAGCATTTCTAGATATAATTCAAGACGCTGACGTAATTAGTGGTTGGAACTCAGAAGGTTATGATATACCTTATGTGGTAAACAGAATACAGAAAATTTTAAGCAAAGATGATACAAGAAAACTTTGCTTATGGAAACAACTGCCTAAGAAAAGAGTATTTGAAAGATTTGGTCGTGAGCAAGAAACATACGACCTAGTTGGCAGAGTGCATTTAGATTCATTGGAACTTTATAGAAAATACACTTATGAAGAAAGACATTCTTATAGATTAGATGCTATCGGTGAACATGAACTAGGACAAAAGAAAACTGTTTATGAAGGCAGTTTGGATCAATTATACAATCAAGATTTCAGAACTTTCGTTGAATATAACAGACAGGACGTTAATCTTATTGACAAACTAGATAGGAAACTAAAATTTATTGCACTTACAAATGAACTTGCACACGCAAACACAGTCTTACTACAAACAACACTAGGTGCAGTTGCAGTTACTGAACAAGCAATTATCAATGAAGCACACAGAAGAGGCGTTCAAGTTCCGAATAGACCTAAGAGAGATTCGGATAGTACAACAGCCGCAGGTGCTTATGTGGCTTTTCCTAAAAAAGGATTGCATGACTGGATAGGATCAATGGACATCAATTCACTGTATCCTTCGGTGATTAGGGCATTGAACATGGCTCCCGAGTGTGTGATGGGACAATTAAGACCTAGTCACACAGATGAATACATTGAAGAACAAATGACTCTACAAAAGAAATCATTTGCGGGTGCTTGGGAGAATCATTTTGGTTCTTTAGAATATGATGCAGTGATGGAACAAAGGAAAGATATATCCATACACGTTGATTGGGAAGATGGAAAATCGGAAGTAATGAGTGGTGCTGAAGTGTACAAGATGGTTTTCGACAGCAACAATCCTATGATGTTAAGTGCTAATGGTACAATATTTACAAGTGAATTTGAAGGAGTCATTCCAGGACTACTTGCACGTTGGTATAAAGAAAGAAAAGAAATGCAAAGTATGTTAAAGAAAGCCAAAGAGGCAAACAATAATGCTGAAATAGAATTTTGGGATAAAAGACAACTTGTTAAAAAGATTAATCTAAATTCACTGTATGGTGCAATTTTAAATCCAGGTTGTAGATTCTTTGACAAACGTATAGGACAATCCACTACACTATCCGGTAGACAGATTAGTAAACACATGGCGGCAAAAATTAATGAAGTGATCACAGGCGAATACAACCACGTAGGAAAAGCAATAATATATGGTGACACTGACTCCGCTTATTTTAGTGCGTATGAAGTATTGAAAAAAGAAATTAATGATGGCAGTATACCTTGGACTAAAGAAAGTGTAATAAAGTTATATGATCAAGTGTGTGAAGAAGTAAATGGCAGTTTTAAAAAGTTTATGGCTGAGGCTTTCCATTGTTTAAAAAGCAGAGCAGAAGTGATACAAGCAGGTAGAGAATCTGTTGCTGAAACAGGATTGTTTATCACAAAGAAAAGATATGCAATACTGATATATGACTTGGAAGGATACAGACAAGATGTTGAAGACAAACCAGGCAAAATTAAAGCAATGGGTCTTGACCTTAAGAGATCAGATACTCCTGTTTTTATACAGGACTTCTTAAATGAACTATTGCTCATGGTGTTGACTAAAAAG